GTTTCCTTGGCCATCGCATCCGGTTCAGCCCACGCGAAGAAGAAGCCCCATGCAAGGTCTGGCGAGCGGCCAATGCGCTTGACGATGGATTCATTGTTCTCGATCCGGATCGTGTCGCGCATATCGCCGTGCTGCATCTCGCGGAAGGCTGTCAGCTCCATCAGGATGTGCCGACCAGGGGGAAGTGCGATGTTGTCGCCATGCTCCGGATCCAGCCCCTCACGCAGGCGCCAGACCATTTCGTCACGCTTCAGCCCGAACGATCGACCGTCACGCGCCTTGGCACTGGAGCCTGATCCGCCCTTGATGCGCTTCACATTGAAGTTGTTGCTCTCCAGCATAGAGGAAACACCGGAGCCATACCCGCCACCACAGTCGATGTTAAATTGCGGATCATCACGGGCAACGCCGAGTATCATGGCGCCTTGCTTGTCTGTTGTGTCGACTTCCTTGCCGGGCTTCACCACGGGCTCAGCGAAGAACGTCTTGTGCAATGGCGCGCAGATCATGCGGTCCTTGCCGCCGTCTGCCATGTCGGTACCCAGCGCGCTCATGGGCTCGTAGAGCTTGTGATCCGGGTCAGCCTCATGCTTGCGCATCCGCCAGCGCTCTTGTGCCTTCAGAACCCATGCTGTCGGAATAGCCTGGCGCTCTGCATCCTCCATTGTCGTGGTGAACTTGCCGCGCAACAGGGCGTCTTGCAGGTGGTCAGGCAGGAGAGCCAGCTGGTTGGCATAGTCGCTGTCCATCAAGTCCGGATTGTCCGACAAGGCGGCCGGGATGAATGTGCGGGATTTCGGGCGCACCTCGACTTCCCTGCCCTGCGCATCCGTGATGATGCCAACCCAGTCCTCTTCCACCTCGACCGTGATTCCGTTCACCTTGGCGAACCAGCGCAGCTCACCTGGTTGCGCAGGCCCCTTGTTCAGCGGATCCTCGTATTCCGGATCAAGCCACGGGGCGAACCAGTCGAAGATCCACAAGCCTTCAGGCGTCAGTGGTGGGTTGGATGCGAGCAAGACACGGCAGCGCTGGTCAGATGTCACGCCCTTCGCGGGACGGTTCCAGCCCATCGCAAACTCGATCAGCTCTTCCTGAAACTGCACAGCCTCATCAAAGCCAAGGAAGTCGGCAGCGCGGCCCTGATATGCCTCAGCCTCAGTCTGATTGGTGAAGGCGCCGAACTCGATGGAGCGAGGGACGCCATCTGTCTCGGTCAGCGGAAGCTTCCATGTGTGCTTCTGGGAATTGTACCCCTTCCTGCCGCCAAGTGCGTCGACCATCGCCTCGACCATGCCGCCCTCGCCATCAATGTCCTTGAAGTGGCGACGGAACAGGCGCGCGACGCGGTGCTGGTTTGCGGCCAAGGCAAGCAACAGGATGGTTTTACCGCCACCAGCCGAACCGCCATAGTAGAGCAGGTCAGCCTTGCTGTGATAGGCCATCGTCTGTGGTCCAGGATTCGGCACGATGACCATGCCCTTTGTGCCCGCCTCAGCCATCTTGACGGCTTCAGCCTGCTGCTCAGGGGGCAGTGAGGTCAGCTTTGCAAGGATGTCATCGAGGTTCAAACCGCTCATTTTACCCACTCAGGGTTGTGTTTTGCGGGATGCGAAAGTCTAACCCCCGTGATTTTCGAGACTTTCTCGCGCGTCAGTTGCATTATTGGCCGCCCAAAGCGCCAGACAGGACGAATGCTAGCTTGCGGCCGAGTTCACGGGCGTCACGGTCTGCTTCGCTTTCTTCAGGATCATCCACATCCTTCTTGCCCTCGAACATGCCGAGATGCTTGGCCATTGCGTCCAGCGCCTTTGGCTTGTCCCATGTCTTGATCTTGTGGGTATGAACGCCAGCGTCATCGCTTCCCACCACGACATTGACCTCCAGCGAGGCAATAGCGCCCGCCATGTCGTCATCCCAGTCCTTTGGGCTCTTGAGCTTCCCGTCCTCGTCCAGCACGTTTCTCAGGTCGGAGAACCCAATTCGTGCATATTCCTGTAGAATGCGCTCCTGACTGATCTCCAGCCGTTCTGAGAGCTTTTGGCGGCCCTTGTTTAGTTCCTCAACAACTTTAGCATTTCTTAGCAGTCGGCTAGCCTCTACCGCAGCACCACTTTCAGCGTATCCTGCGCGAAGGGCTGCCTGCGTTCCGTTCAGGTCGATCAGGTATTCCTCTACGAAGCGTTGTTGCTTTGGGGTGAGGTTAGCCAAGGTCGACTCCCTTGATGATGCGTTGTCCTTCAGGGCTGTTCACGGGGGTAACGTTTGCGCCGAACTTCCGGGCCATGTCCTTTGCGATCCGGTGCGAGTTGCGGCGGTCATATGCGAAGAGTGCCACGATACCGAGGGGGATGCAGCATGTGGCGAGGATGATGAGGGCTGTGGTCATGAGCGCTTTCTCCGCTTGATGAGGGCGACGATGCCGACAAGGGGGAGCGCGCAGATAATGACCATTGCGCTAAGGGTCATGGCTGTGAGGATGTGCGGGATCATCAGTTGAGCTCCCCTATCAGCAGTTTGGATGACTTGGATTGTGCGTGCTTCATGGCGCACTGGTTTCCGTCAAAGGTGAGGCCGACCATGGCGATGAGGCAGTGATTGAAGCTTATGGCGATGACAGGGTAACCGTTGGGGAATGGCGGGTCAGAGGTATCGTTCTCTGCGTGCTCGTAGGTTGCTTCCTCCAGGTCGATGTCGCGGATCTGGATGAAGGCGCGCTGGTACAGGTCGCGGGTATAGTCCCTGACGAAATTGCCGAAGACTTCCACAACACGGTTATGGGAGCCAAGCGGAGGATGGCAGGCGGAGACCGTGCGGTTTATGACTTCGGGATGAGGCTCTGCGGGAAGGTGGTTCAGGTTCAGCATTATCCGGTCATCCTTTGCGCAGATGGCAGGGAGACGGGTTTGCCAAACTTGTTGTGAAGCCATGGCGCGATGTCATCCGACAGGACAAGCGCCCTATTGGCGAGGATGACGGGCTTGGGGAGACCGATCGCAGGGAAGTGCCGGTTGATGCGGGAGGAAAACAATCGGGCCTGATCATCGCTGACGCCGCCGCTTGTGCCATAGGACAGGCGCTCGCTGGCTTCATCATAGAGTTCACAGGCATCGGATACGGCGCAAACACGCGGATAGGTCTCCATCAGGATTGACAGGAATATAGCCTGCCAGAGTGGTATGTTCAGTGAATGCTGGACTTCCAGAGCCAGATTTGTTCCGGACAGGCGCCGGATCTGCGCTTCGAGTTCGTGAATGTATTGCGGATCGGACTTCGCCTTGCGCTCGGCATCCCGCTCCTTGCGAGCCAGTGGCAGGGCGCGCGTCACCTGCATGTGATTGCGCTTGTCCATGAAATACGCCACCTGCCGGGCAGACCAGCCCTTGCGTTCGAGGATTTCGAGATAAGCGCGCCTGCGCCAATACTGGATGACGGGCCTTTGCGATCGACCCTTGATGTCATCAGGGTGCAAACCCGCCGTCTCACTGATCTGCTTCAGGATAGCATTGGCCGACACAGCCATTTGAATCACAGTCATCTTCCCACTCCCACTCCCAGCCCCGTGAAGGTCCCCAGCCAGCGGGGGGCAGTCTGCTGGCTGGGGATTTACCGTTGCCTGGGGACGATCAGGCGTCGGTAAGCCATGAGAAGCGAGGCTTTTCCTCGGCTTCAGGTTCGATGGTTTCGGTCTCTGCTTCCGCGGAAATGCCAGGAAACGGCTCATCGTCATTCAGGATGGCTTCGATCTCTGCTTCGGTGCCGCCCGCTGTCGTGATGTCCGCATCCAGATCCGCAGGCTGTCCCTGCTTCACGCGCGCCGTGGCCATATCGAGTTCTTCCTCGGCACGAATGCGGGCGTCACGGGCATCATCAGCCGCAGCCTTTGACACCTCCAGCGTCTTGAATGCCGCATCTTCCGCGACTTTCTTCAGGCCCAGTTCGCGGGCGTAGTGGTTCAGGTCTTTTTGTTCCATGTTCAAATTCCTCTAGGCTTCAATGCCGAAATCTCGGCGGGCTGCGCGGATCGATACGATTACGCCGGCTGCCACGTCCGCAAACTGCATGGCGACCAGGATCAGGAAGGTGGAAGTGCCGAACGCAGGCGCCGTCAGGTAGGCAAAGCCAGCAACGACCGCGTAGAAAACTCTTGCCCATTAAAATTAACCGTTTCATTACCTTCGGCCTTAAACTT